GTTGTCAATTGATAAGAAGTCATAGCATTACCACCGAGCGCGGCAGGGTTGTCCGGTATGCTTGCAGATGAGCCATATTGAATTGAAACATTATGGATTCGCATAACGGTCTTACCTAGTGCATCAACGAATGAACCTAGATCTAGTGAAGTCTGATTGAAGTTTGTTCCGTCAGTTGCAACGGAGGCTCGTATGAAAAAAGAATCGCTTCTAGCCATGTCGGCATAATTCACCGACCACATATAAAGTCACTTTACCGGTTTCCGGCAAAAAGTTCCGTCTGCAGTAATCCAAATTCGCCTTTATTCGGTAACACGCTACCGGATTCTATCTCCTTTAGGGTGGGGCATTGATCCGCGCTAGGATTTGGCTAGGACTTATTTCCATCCACCCCACCCACCTCCTCATTATTTTATCACCTTCTTAGGTGTATTGCTAGATCCACCCCTAGAATAATGAGTATGTATATACCAAACTACTCGTTCGGATGTCCTAGAGGGTATAGAAAATGAAGATACAGAAAATGGTTTCATTGGATCAAGCGACCTCGTTAATAGCGGGTGATATGAAGAACTTTAGTAAGTGGGTACGCGATACGCTTCATGCTCAAAGCATGGGGCTTGATATTGCCGAATCTGAGCGTCTAAGAGCGCGTTGGGTGGGTGTTGCGAGACATCTAGCCGCTACTCTAGTGGAATATGCTAAAGAGATGGATTCGGAATATAACGGAACTGTTGATGAGATCCTTTATGAAGCACTAAAACAAACCAAAATTGAAGAGTTTGAATGATGCTTGATAGGATCTGCATTAACCGCGGGTGTTCTACGCGTTTATCTCGTTGCGATGGCAGAAAATTGCAGAGATGTGCTAGGTGTGTCCGGTTGAATCATGTTTACTACGTAGTAAACAAGAAACATTCATGATTTTCTAATTATTTTCTAAACGCAGTATATCGGACTTGACGCGAGCTATTTTTCAAACAGCACCTGGAAAACATGAATTGCAAAAACGCTTCTTTTCCTTCTAGGAAGATCAAGATTGAGAAGTTTCTTTGATGATTGAAATAATGGCTTCATCATCGGTTAATTCAACCACTGCCATCTCGATCAAATAATTGTAAATGCCCGTATCGGAGTTCACCAATGAAAGAAACATATCGCGGTTAATGATATGGTCGGGATCTAAGAAATTAGAATGTATTTCAGCCGAACCATTTCCAACAGTCCAACCGAATTGGCGATTATCTCCCGCATTCATTTCCGTTCCCGATGAGAGCGTGTCATAACTCAATATTGAAGTGAAAACATTAGCAGTATCAACCGCCCAAACTTGAAAAGTTTCTATTTGAAGTCCGTAATTGATCAAGCCATCAGCAGTTATCAAGTTCTTACGTGCAACTCCCCCTCCGGTCACTTCAATTTGACCGCGTAGAGTTCTAATTCTATCATGTCGCTTCATCTCATTAACCTCCTTGTTTCTTTGTGCGCGGCGGTCATGCACTTTTTACCGTTGCAATTCTTTTTCCATTCGCCATTTTTCTTAGTCATTTTGGCCTTTTGGCGTTTGAATGCTTTTCCGAATGCTTTGTTATATGCTGATACTGCGCGCTTACCTTTTTTCTTACCTTTGACCATATCAGCCGTTCCGACTGCGATCCCTTCAACGAATGTCTGCAATACCGGAGGAGGTACGCGATGAATAGTTTGAGTGCCTTCAATGAGGGTATCAGCCAAAGCATAGAGAAGGCGAGACATTTGTTCATTAGTCGCCATGAAGAATCAACCTCATTGCTGACTCAACGCTAAGGCCATGCTTGCAGATGCTGTCATAGTTTCAACAGTGCATTCTAGCACTATTGTTACGTTATCCACTAAGGCAGTATTAACCGAATCAGTAGCGAGAAATATACTTTCAACTGCAACTAAATATCCGTTGCGCCATTCTTGAGGAGATAGATCGGCAAAGTCTGTTAGCGAAGTGAAGTTGCCTTGAGTGCCGCCTCCTATTGTTGGATTAGATCCGCCGACCAATTTACCCGAAGAAATTAACGTGCGATTATCAGCATTTACCATTGAACCTTGACTTTGAGTTGTCAATTGATAAGAAGTCATAGCATTACCACCGAGCGCGGCAGGGTTGTCCGGTAT